ACGGCGGCGACGCTGGATCTCTGCCGGCAATACGAGAACGACCTGGTTCAATGGTCCGATCACGGGACCGTCTGCGAAATCTGCATACAATTCGAGGACAAGATTTATTCGATATCCGGCACGAGTCTGGACTATCCGATGTTGGAGGAGGAACCTCCCGCACATCCGAATTGCCAGCACGTTCTCTTGGCGACGAGCGAGGAGGGCATCGCCCTGGAGCGGGAACGCGGAGAGTCGGACCTGGCCAAACAGATCCGCGAGGGGCAGGAAGGAGAGGCCCGGCTAAATGCCAGAACCACGGAAGAGGCGGAACAATGGGCCATGAAAAATATCGCCGACACGGTTGATTATTCAAAAATGGATGTCGATGTCGCCAACTTGATTAATAAAAATCTAAGTGAATTACAGGCACACGGAATTCGGTTCGGAAAAATTTATCCAAGAGATAGCAAATATGATATCTTCGCCGTCCACGTTAGCAAGGGATTCGGCTCAAAAATAATTAATTTTTCTTATAATCCAAAATATGTCAAGGACATGGACGCATTCAATAAAACCGTCCAGACAATGCATAGCACGGGAACAGTATTAAATGCCAACGTGTCGGGGATAATAACGCATGAATTGGGTCATTTTATCGATGATACTTCATCGACCGGTATGTTTGGGGCCGTGAGCGGAAAACTTTCCGCACAATGGTATAACAAATTTGGAGATTTGACGAGTAGGATGGCCGCGGAAACAAGATTAAGCAAAGACATTGGGTTCTATATATTCCAGGGGGGCAATAGTGAGTTTTTCGCAGAATGTTTCCGACTCTATCGAGCCAACGAACTTCCTAGCGAACTGGCCTTTTCGGCCGATTTCTTCAAGAGCCTAGGTTGGTAATGTTTCCCACACAATGTATATCATGTAGACATTACAAGGGGAAGTGTGCCTGCCTCGCTTTCCCCGGCGGAATTCCTGTCGCATTCTTAACCAACAAACAAATGCACAATAAAAAACACAAGGGGCAGATTGGAAATTACGTTTGGTCTAAGCGCAGGAGTGCATGATGAGCATGATGAACGTGTACGCTGTCGATAAGGTCACTATCCTCAAGTACATGGGGAACGACACCTGGGGCGAACCGTTGAGCGGCGAGGTCATCACGATAAGGTGCTACGTCGAATGGAAGACGCGGCTAATCCGCGACCAGAAGGGCGAAGAGGCCGTCTCCTCGGTCATGATCTATCTCCCGAAGCGCAAGGTCCTGAGCGCGCTTGGCCGTCGGTTGCTCATGGAGGACCGGATCATCATCGACCAGGGGGGCGTCGAGATATACAGCGGGATGCCGGACAATAGTGAAGACCGCGCCATCATCGACATTCGGCAACCGAAGGACTTCTCGAACGCGCATTACGAGGTCTATCTCGCATGATGAAATTCAACTTCACCGACTTCGAGAAGGGGTTGACGAAGCTCGTCAAGGAGTCGGAACCTCGGGAGACCGCCAAGGGTCTGTTCAAGGCTGGGAGCCAACTCATAAAAGACGCCATCAACATGAAGCCCTATGTCCCCTTCGATGAGGGTCATCTGCGCGGCGCAGGCCGGACGGACCCGGCAGAGGTCACGACTGGCGGCGCCGAGGTGACGGTCGGGTTCAACAAGGAATACGCGGCTCGTTGGCATGAACTCACCCCCGCGGAGGACATCCGAATCAACTGGTCGCTCTCAGGCTCCGGCCGCAAGTATCTGGAATCGAAGATGAGCATGTTCAAAAACGATTACATGAAGATCGTCGCCGACCATCTCGCCAAGGTTCTCGGAGGCCCCAATGTTTAAGGAAATCGTGACGCTCATCTCCGACCTGACGGGCTTCACCGTCGGCGCGAAACTCCAGGCCGGCCATTGGCTCCAGGACAAGCCCGTCCGTTGCGTCCTCGTGCAGGAGTCGGGCGGCGTTCCGTACTTCTACCCGAACACCGACATGGTCGATATGGCCATCCAGATCCTCTGCCGGGCGGCGACGTACTGGGAGGCCCGCGACGACGCCTGGGCCGTCTACGATGTCGTCCACGGGACGAGCGCATGGAACATGCCGCGCCTCGTCGGGGTGGGCGATGATTATCTCGTCTCGACGGTCAACGCTCTTTACGCACCGCAATACCTCGGCGAGGACGATAACCGCCGACATCTTTTTTCTACGAACTATGTCTTTCGCGTCCAAGAAGGCTCATGCCCCGAAGGGTCGGGGTCAGCATGAGCTATCTCTATATTTTATAGGAGGGCAAAATGCCCGTATCACCCATGTTGGACAAGGGTCCCGCCGAAATCGTTTGGGGTTATGGCGAGTCGGACAGCGCCTATCTCGGTCACACCCTGGGCGACATCAAGGTGGTCATGGAGACCAACTCCTCGGACATCAACGAGGACCAGGCCGGAACCGCCGCCGTCGATGCCGTGCTGACCGGCTCCACGTTCACGATCGAGGTCCCGCTGACCCGGCTGAGCGTGGCCGAACTCGCGCGCGTGTTGAACACCGTGGCGAGCGGATGCGTCATCCCGATCGAGAACCAGATCGGCTGCTCGCTCTACAACCTGGCGAAGGAACTGGTCATCAAGCCGCTCTGCGGGAACGTCATCTCGACGAACCCCTGCGAATGGATTCACCTCTACAAGACCTATCCCATCGCCGGGTTGGACCTGACCTACAACCTGGACACGCAGCGGATCTTCCCGGTCAAGTTCAAAGTGTTCGTCTCTCAGGAGAGCGGGTACGAAGGACTGTTCGGCACCATCGGGATGGACAGCGGAGCGAGCGAACTCTAAGGACGATGGTGTTATGCCAGTCGTTCTGAAACTCGACACGAAACCTACGCTGTTCGAGCCCATCGAGGTCGAGATCGACGGGGTGATCCTGCGCGTGCGAGAGATCACGCTCGGGATGTTGGAGCGTATCCAAGCGCTTCAGATGGACGCCGCGGCCGGGTCCGCGACGGCTATCCGCGAGAACCTCGAGGCGTTACTCGAGGGCGAGGTCGCCGTGTTGCAGAAACTTCCTCTCACGAAGTTGGCGCAGTTGATCACGGTCGTCGTCGAGCGGTCGATCAAGCCGGGGACAGAAGAAAAAAACGGGTCCGGGCCAGGGGCCGAATCGTTGCCCTCGTAGCCGGGGAATTCCCTGGCCTGTTCACGTTCCGGGAGTTCCTGGCGATGGACGTCAGGGACTTGTTCTTCTGGGCTGCGGAAGCGAATCGGAAGGGGCTAGTCCGTAGAACGGAGGCGGCCAATGCGGCACTATTACCGCATCAGGAAACGAAGGACGTCCGACAGTACATGGATTCGCTTCGGGCCGAGATGATGGAACTTGAACACGAGGGCGAGGTGGAGAAGTTAGACCGCGAGAACGAGAAGCGGATCGCGGAGGCGCGGGTCAAGATGGACGCGAAGCGGGCGAGGCTGAAGGCGGCGCGGGAGGCCGGCGAGCCGGTCGTGCGTAGGCGACCCCGAAAATCGTCAAAGGCAAAGGTGATACGATGAATACAGGCGGAGCGTTCGTCGCGGGGTCGATTGTCGGGAAACTCCTGCTTGACAAGTCCGGCTGGAACACGGCCATCAAATCAGTCGACAAGGATACCGCGGAACTCATCAAACAGGCGGAGAAGGTAAGCGCGGCCCATCAGAAAGTCGGACTTATGTTCACCGGCGTCGGCCTCGCCGTCGTGGGATCGCTCACGGCGATGGTCAAGAAGACGGCCGACTTCGGCGACAAGCTCTTCGACCTTAGCCAGATAACCGGGATATCGGCGGCCACGTTGTCGTCGTTCAAGCTCGCCGCCGACAAGAGCGGGACATCGCTCGAAGGAATAGCTCTCGGATTGCGGTTCCTCGGCAGAAACATGGCGGCGGCGGTCGCTGGCACCGGGGCGGCCAAGGACGCGTTCAAGGCGTTGGGTATTGCCGTCGCCGATTCGGCCGGAAAACTCCGTCCGATGGACGAGGTGATGATGGAGGTGGCCGACAGGTTCGCCTCTATGGAAAATGGTGCAGAAAAGACGGCGCTTGCCATTAAGTTGTTTGGCAGGAGTGGGTCCGAACTCATCCCGTTCTTGAATCTCGGGCGGGCGGGATTGGCGGAGTTGAGGAAAGAGGCGGAACGTCTTGGCATCGTCATGTCGGACACGGATGCCGCAGCCAGCGATAAATTCAAAGATGCCCTCGTTTCCCTGGAGGCTTCTGTCAAGGGCGTCGGGATGACAATAGGCAAGACATTAATTCCGATAGCTCAACAGTTGGCCGACATGTTCACGCGAGTCATATCTGGCGTTAACGAAACCATGAACAAGAATGGTCCGCTCACACAACAACTCGCAGAGATGGCCGGAGTTTTTGGAGTAGTCGCCATCGCGGCGGGCGGATTCCATCTCGCACTTTCTATCGGGATCAGGACGATGGCCACTACGGCGGCCGCATTACAAACTACCGTTGGGGCCTTGACCATCACCACGGCTGCATGGACGGCTCTCGCGTCGGCTGTCGTATTCTACATCCTGAAACTTCAGGAACTTGAGACGGCCAAGGCTGACTTGAATCGGGCCGATGAGGCATTCTGGGAGATGCAGGGACGGATCATCACGAAACTCCAGGACGTTGCGACCGTGGCCGGGATACACCACGACGCGATGGCTGAACTTTACAATAGCTATGGCGCCGGAAACGTTGCGTTAGCCGAGCAGGCCATCCGCATGGGTGAGTGGGAATCGAAGTTCCCCGGCATCACGGCGGCGCTTGAACAGGTCGCGGCAAAATCCAAGGCGGCCTATGATGCGCTCCATCCTCTCGCTATCGCCGTCCACGGGCTGACCGTAGAGCAGGAAGCACTATTGACTTCCCTGAAGGCTACGTTTGGAAGCGATGTCCGTAAGGAAATAGCGGAAACGGAGGCGACTCTCGCCGCTTACAAGAAAACCAACGATGCAACACCAGCGGGGGTGAAGGCCCTCGAAGATCGCATTGAGGCGCTCCGCGCGTCCCTCGAGAAAATCAACCCCACGTTTCAGACGTTAGAAGAAAGACTTGAGACGGTCAACGATGACGTGCGGATGTTCCGCATGTTCGGGGTCGATGCGGCGAATTCCGTGAACAACTCCTTCGGGACTCTCGGCGACGTAGTCGGAGGGACGCTCGGGGATATCATCAATTCCGCGGATGCCATAGACCCAGACATGTTCAAGGGCATCGGAACGGCGGTGACCGATATCTACAATACCGTCAAGAAGGAGGCCATCGACCCTCTGGCGAAGGCGTTCGATGGCCTCTACAACGACATTGCCACGGGATTCGCCAACGCCATCGAGGGCCTGTTCTCCGGCCTGTCGAAGGCCGAGAAGAAGAGGAAGACTGACCTCCAGGCCGAACTAAGGGAACTAGACAAGGCGTATGCCCGAGGCGAGATAAGCCTAGAGGAGTACACGGCCAAGTATAAGGAAACGCATGACGAGATGATGGCGATAACGGGCGGGTTCTCCAAGTTCTTCTCGAGCATCTGGGGGACGATCAAACAGGCGTTCTTCCGCGTCATTGGCGAGATGGTCGCGGGGTTCATCATCAATTTCGTGAAGAAGATCATCGTCCAGTTAGGCATCGTTAAGGCATTTATGTCCGCACTTGGAATCGGCGGTAGTGGACGACTCGGAAATGCGGCGGTTTCGGCGGCGGGTGGCGCGATTGGCGAGACGATGGCATCGGGTGCCGCCGCGGCCGGGGCAACGGCCGGGACGTCGATAGTTTCAGCTTGGGTATTGCCCGTTGCATTCGCGGCTGTTTGGTTGGGGATGTTGTTCGGGCGCCTCTTTGGGAAATCGGCCGCCGATAAATGGAAAGAGGCCTTCGATGCCAAGATGAAGGCGAAATATGGGGCGGATTGGTCGATTCCGCCGACGGTCATCTCTCGCGGCAGTTTATCAAAACCGGCTACTCCTTCTCCACCCAACGCTGACCTACCCGGATCGGTTATCCCTTATTCCGAATGGGCGGCCGGATTCGAGGGCATCATCTCGAAACCGACACATGCGCTCATCGGCGAGGCGGGGCCGGAATATGTTTCCATCCAACCACTCAATGCGGCAACGATGCCGAGATTCAATTCTGCTCCGGCGATGTCGATGGCGAACTCCGGCGGGGTCAAATCTGGCGGGGACATCAACGTCACCCTTAACGTCTCCACCCTTGATGGCGAGAGCGTCGTCTCCGTCGTCAGGAACAAGGTCATTCCGGTGTTACGCGAGGCGGCACGTCGTCGCGAGTTCTGGATTCCGCTCGGTAGCGCGGGAGGTGTTTGATGGCGCACATAAGATTCCTCTGGGACAATCTCATAGACGATCCGCTTGCCGTGCTGGTCGCGTCCTCCGAAAATGCCGAATTCCGGGTCGAGAACATCCAACACGAACTTTTCCTGAAACATTGGAGGTCGGAATCCGGCAACCCCGACACGGAGATTTGCGTCGATCTCTCGAGCCTCCCCGTGTCCGGCAGGGACGTTCGCGCGTGGGTCATAAAGAATCACAACCTAGATGCCGCGGATTGTGAGGTTCAGGCGTCGAATACCGATGATCTGTGCGGGAGTGGAAGCGGATTCGGTAGTGGGGCATGGAGCGGAAGCGGATACGGGAGCGGACACGGACACCCGGAATGGGATTCCGATTGTCCCGAGGACGATCCTGTCGCCGGATTCTTCGCCACCCCACAGAATTTCAACTATTGGAAGTTCGTCCTGTATGGCGCGGGCGTAGATACATACGACAAGATAGGGCGGATTTTCCTGGGCGATTACTTCGAGCCGAGCTATGATACGACAATTCCCCCAGAGGTGACAGAGGCGGACGACTCAGAGATCCTGATGGCGCGGCAAGGTCAGGAATATGTGAACATCGTAACCCAGTACGAAATCGTAACTTATGTCTGGAAGGCGTTGCCCGCATCGGACATCGCTACGATGAAAGAGATATTCCAGTCGGTCGGGCGACACAAGTCCTTCTTCATCCACGAGTCCGATGTTGGCACATCCTGTCTTTCGCCCGCCTGTTCCATAACGAGATATGTCAAGAACATTGAATCGTGGATATTTGAGCCGGTCATTCACGGGTGGGGATCTGTAATCGTGCGCGTGAAGACGGAGAGATGAGATGTCCCTTACCGACCAGTTGAAGAGGGCGGCGAAGGAACTGGCCTGGCTTCTAGAGATCGAGATCGCAATGAGGATAGATGATTTGACTTGGGCGCAGGTGCCGGCAACGGATACTTGGTATATAACGATTCCGTTGGTCGAGGGAAGGCCGAGCCGGGTCAGGGAGATATATCGAGTGTTTGCGTCCGGGAGTGGCTTGCCGGCGGAACACGAGGTCACGGAATATGCGGAGGAGGCGACGCTGGCGGGATGCAACGGGAATGCCGGGTCGTGGTATTTCGAGAACGGAATACTTTACGTTCACACGACTATGGATGAGGCCCCGGATTCCGGCGATTTCTATATCGCGATGTATTTCTGGAAATGCTTTTGCGATGGTCAATACCCCGCGCCGAACGAGTTGGTATTCAGCGTGGCCCCCGGATTCCCGGCGGTTTGGTATGACCCGCGATTGCAGAAGGATTCCATTCCAGATCTCTCGATGGAGGTCACGGGGTTCCAGCAGGGTGGAGTTCAGCAAACGTGGGGAACCTTGAAGTTGACCAACGGGGACGGGGAACTGGATGCGCAACTCTTCGATTACATCTGGGAGAACAAGGTCTACGTCCTACGGGTTGGAGAACCGGGGGACGCGTATGCGGATTTCGTCCCGGTCTCGCGCGGGCGGACAGGCGGGATAGCGTGGGACGATGCCGCCGTCACCCTGGGCGTCGAAGACCCGACGCGAACGGTGGACTGAGATGCTGAACGTACTAGTCCCGAAGAATCATTTCCTTACGATAAATTATTCTCTCATGGAGGACTATGTTCTGGGCCTGTCCATTCCACTTGGGTGGGGCAATATCCATGACGTTGTCCCCTTCTGTATCGACACGGTGGCACTTCGATTCAAACTGGTTGATCAACACGTTGACATAACAGAGGTTCGGTCAAAGGGCATCGTTCTCAATACGCCGGGATCTTATGTTGCATACCCGACAATCGCAGAATTTGTCCTTGAGGGGACGCCTTATTTCGCCGGGTTGGCAACCTGTTATTTTGCAGTTTCCGGGACTTATCCGATCAGTTTAACGGATTATTTACAATTCAGAACACTCGGGAATGCTCTACATACC